GAATTTATGGCGATGGAAGATTCCACATACATGGACGAAGAAGAGGATCGCGCAGTCGACACAGTCGGCAGCTTCGTATCCTGGGATTCTTCAGGCGGCACAGCACGCGGAAAGATTGAACGAGTTGTCCGCGAAGGCTCTCTCAATGTTCCAGAAACAGATTTCACCATCAATGCAGAAGAAGACGATCCTGCTGTTTTGATTCGCCTCTATCGCGAATTGCGAGATGGCTACGTTGCGACCGACACATTGGTAGGACACAAGGCATCAACACTCACACTGATCGATGCGCTACCAGAACCAAGTCCAGAAGAAGAATCAGAGCGCAAGATTTCCCTGCGCCTTGCGCAAGCAATCGTCAACAATACAATCTAGAATTCTGCTGCAATCAGCAGATACAAAGCCGGAGCGCCTCTCGCACCCAACATGCGCCGCGAGATTAAGTGACACCACTTTGATCCAAACCCTAATCAGAAGGAGATCAACACATGTCAAAGTCTTTCCTTGATAAGTTGATCGAGCGTCGTGATGCAGTCAAGTCAGAGATGGACGCAGTTCTCGAAGCAGTAGCAGAAGAGAACCGCACTGACCTCACAGCAGAGGAAACCACAAAGGTGGATACACTCGTAGAAGAATCACGATCACTCGATACAAAAATCGAAAAGATGAAAGCGCAAGCAGATGCAGATGCAAAGGCATCAGAAATCCGCTCAGCAGTATCAGATGTCGCAATGCCACGCACTACAGGCAGCGCAACAGTTACACGCGAAGAGCGCACATACTCACCAGCATCAGATGCATCATTCGTAAAGGATGCATTTAACGCACAGTTCGCAAACGACTACTCAGCAAACGAGCGCCTCGCACGTCACATGCGTGAAGAGTCAATCGAGCGCCGCGATGTCGGAACCGCACAATTCGAAGGTCTTGTAATTCCACAATACCTCGTCGACCTTGCAGCTCCATTCGCACGCGCAGGACGTCCGTTCGCAGACTTCGCGACAAACAAGATGGCACTTCCACCAAGTGGAATGACCCTGAATATTTCTCGCATGACGACCGGAAGTTCGACTGCGGTACAAGTTACACAGAACGATGCAATCTCAGAAACAGATGTGGATGACACACTGCTCACGATTAATGTTCGTACAATCGCAGGCCAGCAAGATATTTCTCGCCAGGCAATCGAGCGCGGAACAGGCATCGACACATTCGTAATCGCTGACTTGATCAAGTCATGGCACACAACACTCGACTCACAGATCCTCAATGGCGCAGGCACAGCCGGCACAATCAAGGGCCTTCGTGCATCAGGTGGCAACGCCGTAACATTCACATCAACAGCACCAACAGTCGGATTGCTTTATCCAAAGCTTGCTGACGCGATCGCACAAATCCAGACAAACGCATTCGTTTCACCTACACACTGGGTACTTCACCCACGTCGCCTCGCTTTCTTGCTAGCAGCAGTGGACAGCACAAACCGTCCGCTTGTTGTTCCAGCAGCAAACGCACCGATGAACGCAGTAGGAGTTGGCGGAGCGCCAATCTACGGAAACTCCGGATACCAGATGCTCGGACTTCCAATCATCACCGATGCAAACATCGGAACAACATACGGAACAACAACAAACCAGGATGAGATTTATTGCGTATCAGCAAACGAATCACACCTCTGGGAGCAGCCAGGATCACCGTTCGCCCTTCGCTTCGATGCAACAGGCGCCGGAAACCTCACACTCAAGTCTGTCGTTTACGGCTACGCCGCATACACAGCAGAGCGCTACCCACTTGCAGCCTCGATCATTTCAGGCACAGGACTAGCAGCTCCAACCTTCTAAACGAAGGACAGCAATAAATTGTGCAGGGCGAGTGGCCCACCCCCCGAGTCACTCGCCCTGCACTTCTAAACAGGGGGAAACAAATGAAGACAGGACACAAAGTAACAATCGGCTCGTGCGATCCCGGATCCGTAAATGGATCCTTCGCTTTCAGATTAATACAGCTCGCGCAAGCAAGGAGCAGCAGACTAGGGCCATTCGTAAGAATTAAAGGCTCTGGACTTTTATCCAAGCAGCGCAACCGAGTGGTGAAACAATTTCTAGATAACACAGACAGCGACTGGCTTCTGATGTTGGACTCAGATGAACAGATCACCGTTCCAGCATTTGACGCCTTGATCGACACAGCCCATGACAAAGAGCGGCCAATCGTCGCAGGCCTTGTCTTTGCAGGATTTGGAGTGCCAGGCAAGCCTTACCCAAAGCCAGTCCCGGCGATATTCCAGGACTCAGAGAAGGGCTTCCTTCCACTTTACAAATACGACAAGAACGCAGTCTTCGAAATTGACGCAGCAGGAACAGGATGCCTGCTCGTTCACCGAAGCGTTCTGGAGAAGATGCGCGAAGTGGCAGATCCAAACCAGGGCAAAGAATGGTGCTGGTTCTGGGATGGGCCAGTAAACGGAGAATGGATCGGCGAGGATTTATTATTCTGCCGAAGGGCAAAGTCGCTCGGATTCAAGATCCACGTAAACACCGCCGCGATATTGCCACACCAGAAGAGCTTCTGGATGGAAGAGATTCATCATGATATTTGGAAAGATTAAGAAGACCCGGCGCAAGCCGGCAAAGGAAACAGCAACCGCCGATCCCAAACTAGAACGCGCAATGCTGCCGAAACCGGAAAGAAGGACGAAGCGTGGCCCTAACTAATGCCTATTGCACCCTGGCCGAATTAAAGGCCTCGCTTGCGATCACTGACAGCGTGGACGACACCCCACTGGAAGCAGCGATAACAGCAACCAGCCGAATGATTGACGACTACACAGGCCGCTTCTTTTACCGCAACGGAACGACGCAATCACCAGTGGCCCGTTATTACACCCCACTCGATCCCTGGACGATGAACATGGACGATAACGTTTCGATCACCGAAGTAGCCACAGACGACAACTTCAACCAGACATGGGATACCGTCTGGTCGACCAGCGACTACATGCTCGAACCAGTGAACAACCCACAGCGCGGATGGCCAGTAAACCGCATCCTTGCAATCGGCCGATACGTTTGGCCTTATTATTTGCCACAGGCATGCCGAATCACCGGCGTCTGGGGATGGAACGCAGTACCAGCAGAGATCAACATGGCAACCTTGATCCAATCAGCTCGATTATTTACACGCCGCCAGTCGCCATTCGGAATCGCAGGAAGCCCGGACTTAGGCACAGTGCGCCTCACAGCCAAACTAGACGCAGACGTTGAAGCCTTGCTTCGACCATTCCGCAAGAACAATGGGCTGGCTAAATAATGCCGATGCAACCAAGCCAGGTGCGAGATGCACTAAAAACAAGACTTCAAACCATCTCAGGCCTTCGCGCCTACGATGTGATTCCAGAACCAGTAACACCGCCATGCGCGATCGTGGGCCAGCTCGACTTCACATTCGACATCGATAACGCCCGGGGATTAGACCAAGCAAACGTCGACATTTATGTGATCGTCCAGCGCTTCTCAGAGCGAGCAGGCCAGGACAAGCTCGATGGATACCTTGCAGGCACAGGAGCAACATCCATCAAAGCAGCGATAGAGGCAGATAGAACGCTCGGCGGAACATGCCAGACATTGCGAGTGATTGGCGCAGAGTCCGGAACATACGACTCGCAATCGAACACATTCCTCTCTTACCGATACCGCCTAACAATCTACGGATAAGGAACCGACATGACATACACAGTAACCTCAAAGCGAGAAGTCTGCGGCAAGACCACAGGCGACACAATCACCGCAAAAGAATTGCAAGATGCAGGAGTCAGCGCAGAAACTCTGATCGCCGGCAACCACATCAAAGCAAGCAACACAGCACCACAAATCCCATCCATCAAAACAGAAACAGAAGAAGGAGCGACAAAATAATGCCTCGCATAGTTCTCACTAACGCATTTATCTCCGTCGGCGGAGTGGATCTGAGCGATTTGGTCGCATCAGTAACACTCTCGGAAACATTCGACGTCGTCGAAACCACCGCATTCTCATCAACAGCCGCGAAGACACGTGTGGCTGGATTAGAAGACAATTCAATCACCCTGGAATTTCACCAGGACTACGCAACCAGCGAAGTGGAGCAGACAATCTATCCACTTCTCGGAACACCAGCAGCAGTGATCGTCAAGCCAAACGGCTCCGCCACTGGCGCATTCAATCCAAGTTATACCTGCTCTGCTATTATTTCAGAGTGGACTCCGATCAACGGATCCGTCGGTGAATTGGCAACAGCAAGTGTGACTTGGCCAGTAACCGGAGCAATCACAAAGGCGGTCGTATAATGCCAAGACTTGTACTAACAAACGCATCTGTTGTATTTGGAAGCACCGATCTCTCGGATTATATTTCGAGCATCTCTCTAAATTCAACATTTGATATCGTAGAAACCACTGCATTCGGAAACACCGCGAAGACACGTGTGGCCGGACTTGCAGACAATTCTGTGACGTTCGAATTTCACCAGGACTATGCAACAGGAGAAGTAGAACAAACAATCTATCCACTTCTCGGAACAGCAGTCAGCGTGGTAGCAAAGCCAGTCGCAGGAACAACAACAACAATCAATCCGCAGTACGCATTCTCGGCGCTTGTTTCAGAATGGACTCCTATAAATGGTTCCGTCGGTGAATTAGCGACAGCAAGTGTAACTTGGCCGATCTCCGGCGCAATTACGAAGACAACAACCTAAAGAAAGTAGGGGGAAAAGATGGATGGATTAAATATCAAAGTCAAGACGACTGATGGCGTGGAAAAAACGTTCTCATTACGGCCACGCATCATCGTCGACTTCGAACAGAAGTACGGCAAAGGCCTAGCCAAACTCATCGGCGAAGAGCAGAAGCTCGAACATATCTATTATCTCGGATGGCTTGCACTTAGATCCAACGGAGTGGTTGTGAAACCATTCGGGCCAGATTTTCTAGATACGCTCGAAGGAGTGCAACTAGATACAGACCCAAATTCCGAATCCACAGAGATAGCCTGACCTATTCAATAGCAGCAGTTTCTGTGGAAACAGGACTAGATCCGATTTCATTATTGGATGCACCAGATGGCATCCTTGAAGCGATCGTGATTTATCTTAAAGAGAAAGCAAAGGCGGCAAACAAACATGGCAAATGACGTCGTAGTAATTAACGGCATCAAAGAAACCACCGCCGCCTTGAAGAAGTTCGACAAGGACGCAGCTCGTCGCCTGAACAAAGTAATCAACGACGAGCTGCGCCGAGCCGAAGGAGATGCCAAAGAGCAGATCCCAGACAAGCCGCCGATGAGTGGATGGCGAACAGTGGCCGCAAAGAACCCCAAAAAGGGCGTCAGAGGTGGCCAGGGCTGGCCAGCATGGGATCCGCAAGCCATTCGCCAGGGCATCGTAAAGACGCGCTCAGAAGGCCGCGTGAGGTCGGATTACACCACCAGCGCCGGCGCACTCTTCAACAAGACCGCCTCGGGCGTTATCTTTGAAATTGCAGGACGCAGGACACCAGGGCAAGGAACAGGACGCCAGCTCATCACCGTCATGGAAGATCGCTTCCGCAAAGCCAGCCGAGGAATATGGGCCGTCATTGATCGCGATCGCCCTAGAATTCTTGCCAATGTAAGAGCCGCAATGAATGACGCACAGAAGACCCTGCAAGCCAATTTTAACAAAGAGAAGGGATAACCGAGCATGGCAATAGGCGCAGTAACCGCCCGGATTATCACCCAATACTCAGACAAGGGCAGCAAGGCAGCAAGCCGCGATATCAACAAGCTCGGAAAATCTTTCGACAAATTCGCAGGCAAGGTAGGCAAGGCATTCGGCATAGCAGCAGCAGCCAGCGCCGCATTCGCAATCAAGATCGGCACAGATGCCGTCAAGGGCGCGATGGCAGATCAGAAACAGCAAGTCGCTCTCGCAACTGCGCTACGCAATACAACAGGAGCAACAAACGAAGCAATCGCTGCCACAGTCAAATACCTAGATGCTAAAGAATTATCAGTAGGCGTAGATAATGAAGAATTGATCCCATCTCTTCAAACTTTGGTACAAGCAACCAAAGACGTCACGCAAGCACAGATACTACAAAATCTTGCCCTAGATATTTCTGCCGGAACCGGTAAAAATTTAGAAGCGGTTTCACTTGCCCTCGCCAAAGCACTCGGCGGTAACGTTGGCGCACTTACCAGACTCGGCGTGCCACTTGATGCAGCAGCAGTGAAGTCCAAAGACCTCAATGCAATTCTGGTATCACTCGGCGAAACTTTTGCAGGGCAGGCAGGCAAACGCGCTGAAACCTTCGAATTTAGAATGATGCGTTTACAGTTAGCCTTTAACCAAGTCCTCGATCAACTGGGATACGCATTCATTCCAGTCTTGGAAAACTTCGCTCAAATTTTAATGACGAAAGTTATTCCGGCGGTTCAAACATTCATAAATGAGAATGGAGATAAACTCGTCGCCGCTTTAAGTAAAGCGCTCAAAGCGATCATCGGCTTTGGATTCATCATCTTCAAAATCTTTTCATTCGTAGCAAAGAATAAAGGATTATTCACATCGCTCGGTATTATCTTCGCGGCCACATTCGTAGCAGCCAAAGTGATGGCATTCGTCACAGCGATACAGCAGCTGGTCAGGGCTTACCAAGCGATCCGAACAGCAGCTCTAGCAGCAGCAGGAGCGCAGGCAGTGGCAACAGGCGGAATTTCACTAACAGCCGCAGCCGCCGGCCTTGCCGCATTCGCTCTGACGGTTGGCGGCCTTACACTCGCCGTCAAAAAAGCAAATAGCGAGATGTCAAAGATGGAAGGCGCTGGCGAAGATTTAGATTTCACATTCGACGGATTAGACGGAGCGAGTGACGGCTTTCTCAACAGCCTCAAGGGGCTTAACATTGATCTTGGCAAAGCAGGAAAGAACACGAAGGCGCTGACAGCGGCAGACCTTAAACTTATCCAGACACAGAAGGCGCTCGCAAAATTGCGCAAATTAGGTGTCACACCAACCACAGAAACAGATCCGATCCAGCTCGAAGCCGCACGCCTAAATCTTGTAAAGCAAGCAAACTATCAAGAAGCAGAACGCGTCAAGGCCATCCTTGAAAATCTATCAGCGCAACTCAAGGCAAACGAAGCAATCAAGCGATACACAGACCTGCTCGGCGTTGTTGCAGATTCCAAAATTTCAGCAGAAGAAGTGATCGTCTTATCCCAGAAGTGGGGCATCAGCAAAGAAGCAGTGGTCGCATACACCAGCGCAATCTTCGCAGTCAACGACGGCAAGATCACCACGAAGGAAGTCGACGCACTCGCAGCGCAATGGGGCGTCACAAAGGCGCAGGCGCAGGTTTATCTCGACTTCTTCGCAGCTCTCAACGACGGCAAACTTTCAGATGAAGAGATAAACAAACTCGCAACCAAGTGGGGGCTAACAAACAAAGAAGTCGCCGATTATGCAAAGAAAATTTCAGAAGGAGCAACCCCTTCGAGCCTTTGGCCTACACCCGGCAACCAGGCAGAACAATCATGGAAGGACGCGCTCGCAGCTCTCAACGCCTACGTTAAAGCTTCAGGAGCGAAAATCGCAGCGCCGACCGTTCCAGCGCCAGTACCAGGCACGCCACTACCGCCAGGATTCACGCCAGTAATACCTTCAACACCAGGAGCCAAGAAGCCAGGAGATCCAGGCTTTATCGGGCCAGTCGCTCCGAAGGCAACGCCAGCACCGACACCAGCGCCGCAGACACAGTCAGATATTCAACGATTCCTCACGAGTAGAGGCTTGATCGCGATGGCCACCGGCGGCATCGTTACCAGCCCCACAGCAGCGCTGATCGGCGAAGCAGGGCCAGAGGCCGTGATTCCACTCGACCGGATGGGATCGATGGGCGGATCTACGATCAACATCGTTGTAAACGGCAGCGTGACAAGCGAAGGCGATCTCGTGAATTCAATTCGCAACGCCATTCTGCAAGGCCAGAATAACGGCCAGGCGATTACGAAGACAGCGATCCAACTCTGATGGCAGGCATTCCACAGCTCGGAGCCACGATCGACTTCACAAACGGCCCGGCATTTATCTCGGCAGCCTTCACCCTTGACGACCCAGTGAAGGGCCTACTAGGAACAGGGCAACTCGCAGATGCAGACGACTCGGTCGACATTTCGAGCATTATCCTTCGCTCTTCCATTCGAAGAGGACGCAACCGCATCCTGAATAAATTCGAAGCAGGAACGGCCGTCGTTGAGATCAAGGACGACACAGGCGACTGGAACCCGGCCAATACAGCAGGGCCATACTTCGGCAAGCTCGTACCCTTGCGCAAAATCCGAATCTTCGCAGATTACGAAGGCATCCGTTACTACTTATTTTCAGGCTTTATCACCAGCTACGACACCACCTTCGCACTTGGAGCCGATGAAGTTTCCAGAGTGATCCTGCAATGCGTCGACGGCTTCCGCCTTCTCAATAACGCAGCCATTACCACAGTGCCAGATTCAGGAGCAGGGCAACTAAGCGGAACGCGCATCAATAAACTTCTAGACGTCGTCGATTGGCCACTTTCACAAAGAGATATCAACGCCGGCGATAGCACCATGCAGGCAGATCCAGGAACAGCAGATAGAACCGTCCTCGAAGCGATTCAGACGGTAGAAAATAGCGAATTCGGTGGCTTCTTCCTAGACGCCGAAGGAAATGCAACCTTCTACTCAAGAACCACAGTCAGCCAATACGCAGACTCGACACCTGTGGTTTTCAGCGACGACGGCACAGGAATCGGATACGCCCAGATTGACCTGGCCTTCGATGACACTTTGATCGTAAATAACGTTTCAGTCCAAAGACTCAACGGCACAAACCAAGTGGTCAGCGACCAGACATCGATCGATGACTACTTTATCCATTCAGGAGCCAGAACCGGCATTCTCGTGCAGACAGATGAAGAGGCACTGAACCAGGCGACGATGATCTTGGAATCACGCAAAGACGCAACCCTGCGCATTGACTCCATGACCCTGAACCTTGTCGACGACGGCCAGGAAGCAAGAAACATCGCAGGCCTTGATCTGGAGATATTCGACCTCGTCAACATCACGAAGGCGATGCCAGGATCGACATCGATCACCAGAGAATTATTCGTGCAAGGCATGCAGCACGACATAACAAGGACAACTTTCACCACTAAGATACTGACAAGCGAACCGATCATCCAGGCGTTTATCCTAGACAGCACAGTGCAAGGCATTCTGGACGTCGCAGGCGTCTTAAGTTACTAACAAGGAGATATCATGGCAGGAGCAGGCTACAAGTTATTCGCAACAGGAGATGTGCTCACAGCAGCTCAAGTGAACACTTTTCTGATGCAGCAGACGGTGATGGTATTTGCCGATTCAGCAGCTCGAACCACAGCCCTAAGCGGAGTATTGGCAGAGGGCATGGTTTCATATCTCCAGGACACAAACAGCCTCGAAGTTTATGACGGATCAGGCTGGGTAGGAGCAACCGGCGATATCACAGCTCTGACAGCAGGAACCGGAATTAGCATAACCAACCCCACTGGCCCAATTCCAACCGTTGCGATCGACACAGCCGTAACCGCAGACTTAACCACAGCGCAGACTTTGACCAACAAGACGCTGACGACCCCAGTCATTTCTTCGATCACAAACACCGGAACTTTGACCCTTCCGACTTCGACCGACACATTGGTAGGAAGAGCGACCACAGATACGCTCACAAACAAGACGCTGACAGCCCCGGTCATTTCCACCATCGCAAACACCGGCACTTTGACCCTTCCGACTTCAACCGACACATTGGTAGGCCGCGCAACCGCAGACACGCTCACAAACAAAGTCCTTCTCAGCCCAGAAGAGCGAACCACAGTCACAGCCACAGCAGCGACAGGCACAATCGCCTACGACGCCGTAACCCAGGGCGTCCTTTATTACACCAGCAACGCCACCGGGAACTGGACGCTAAATATTCGCGGCGATTCATCAACCACGCTCAGCTCGATATTGGCCGTAGGAGATGCGATCACAGTCACGCATCTCGTTACAAACGGCGCAACTCCGTACTACAATAACGTCTTGCAGATCGACGGATCGACAGTGACGCCGAAGTTTCAGGGCGGAACGGCATACACAGCCGGCAACGCCTCAAGCATTGACGCCTACGTTTATACCGTCGTCAAGACTGCGGCGACGCCGACCTACACAGTATTCGCAAGCCAGACGAAATTTGCATAAGGGGAATCAATGTCACCGATACTTGGAGCAAGGGGTGGTCTTGCAGCTTCTGCTTACGGATTCACATCATCTAAACCAAAGCCAGTAGTAACGGGCGGAACTCTTCACACCTCAGGCGGATTTAATTATCGAGTATTTACAGGTAATGGCACTTTAGGAGTTACGGGCGGTACTTTAATCGCTGACATCCTAGTAGTCGCAGGCGGCGGCTCAGGTGGATTTTCCTCACCCGGCGGTGGTGGCGCTGGTGGTTTATTAGGTTTTACATCGCAAAGTCTTACCCCCGCTAATTACAATATTACAATCGGCGGTGGTGGCCCATTTCCGACCACAGTAGGTGTAGGCAATGATGGAACATCCTCACAATTTGGCTCACTTACTTCAGCAGATGGCGGCGGCGGCGGTGGATTTCGATCTGGCGTTACTGGTTCCAATGGCAGAAATGGCGGTTCGGGGGGTGGTGGTGCCGAAAGTGTAAATACTAGTGGCGGCACAGGAACTAGCGGCCAAGGTAACAACGGTGGAAACTTTAACGGCGGCGGCGGTGGCGCCACTCAAGCAGGCGCAAATGGATATGGATCAGGAGTAACCGCTTCAGGTAAAGGCGGAGATGGTTCATCTGCGTATTCATCTTGGGGCGTTGCAACTAGCACAGGCGAAAACGTGTCTGGCACACATTGGTATGCAGGCGGCGGTGCCGGTTACGCATTTCCATTGGCAGGTGCATCAGGCGGCAACGGCGGCGGCGGAGATAACGTTTATCCTTCTACACCTAATTTAGCCGGAAGTCCTAACACAGGCGGCGGCGGTTCTGCCGATCCATCAGGCGCAGGCGGTTCAGGAATTGTAATTGTGAGGTATCCGGTATGAGTCACTGGGCAGAATTAGACGATGCAAATAAAGTGATTCGCGTACTTGTTGGAGATAACAATGATCCAGCAGGCGATGAAGGATATCAATGGCTTATTGATAATCTCGGTGGCACTTGGATAAAAACTTCGTACAATTCCAACATACGCGGAACATATGCAGGAATTGGATATTTATACAATGAAGAAGAAGACATCTTCATAACGCCGCAACCTTACCCATCATGGATAAGAAGCGGATCATTCTGGCAAGCGCCTACGCCGATGCTAGAAGATGGCAAACTTTATAGATGGGATGAGGAATCCTTATCCTGGATCGAATTCGAGATCCCGACTTATTAAATGAAACTAAACGACATAGTGGAAACCATTATTGTTAAGAACTTAAAGCGCAGAGATGATCGCCTTGAAGCTATAAGTAAACAGCTTGATGCTTTAGGTATAAATTGGATCAGATTTGATGTTATTGATCATCAAGGAACAAGAGCCAGCGCAACCTGGTGGAATGCCTTCAACGGACTTCAAGCCATCAGATATGCAAAACATGCAAAATTACCTTGTGTTTTAATTCTTGACGATGACTGCCTCTTCGTGGATGACTTTGCAGAAAGATTCGAAGAACTCTGGCCTCACATTCCACCGGATTGGGATTATGTTTCTTTCGGAGAAATCTTCGGTGATAAAAAAGAGATTTATCCAGGAATCGTGGAAAGCCAAAATAGCTGGGGCGGTCACGCGAGCCTTGTTCGTGACACTCTCTATGATTTATTCTTAGAAAATATTGATGGTTCAGAATTTGCAGATGAACAGATGAATCGCAAGATTAAACCTCACGCAAAATGTTATGTTTTCTCGCCTTACTTGATAACGCAAGCGGCAGGCTTTTCAGATCATTCAGGGGATTATGCAACAAATCACTTGTTCGATTAAATAACTATAAAGGAGAGAAATGGCTTCCTCAAAACAACTGCTCGTCAATTCAACCGCCCAGATTCTTATTGAATCCTACGGAGAGAACCGCCGAGTCATTCTACGAAACAGCAACGACCATCCCTGCTTTCTCGGCGGAGCCGATGTCAACAGCAGCACAGGCATGCAATTCCAGAAAGACACCGGCCTAGATTTTCTGGTTCCGATTAAAAGCGTGATCTACGCCGTCACCGCCGGCAACCACACGACCACCGTATCCGTTCTCTATTTGGAGCCATAAGATGACCGCCCAGGATTACGCAGCTCTGGCCGTTTCACTTCTTACGATCGGCGGAGCCTTTATCGCGATGACCAGATGGCTCGTCAAGCATTACCTACAAGAATTGAAACCAAACGGGGGCAGCTCAGTCAAAGACCAAGTCAACCGATTGGAAAAGCGCCTAGATGAAGTTTATAGCCTGCTTCTTAGCAACAGCGATCGTTCTAAGCCTTAGCGGATGCGGATACCAGGGATGGGTTCGATATCCTTGCCAGGAATATGAGAACTGGAGCAAACCAGAGTGCCAGCCGCCGCAATGCGAAGCGCTTGGCCAATGCACGAAAGACCTTCTCCCAGAAGTGGAAAACCAAAATGGCTAGGAAGCGTTTCACCCCCGAAGAACTTCACGCACGCCTGATCGTGAGCATCGGCATTATTCTGGCGATTGTCTTCGCCGGATCCGTTTTCAGCCTTCTATACGCCTTGCTTTTCATTACGCAGCCGATGGCACAGGCCCCCAACGATGCCGCATTTATCGATCTAGTTTCCACATTGTGCGTCTTTCTGACCGGCACGCTTGCAGGAATACTGAGTGCCAATGGGCTAAAATCTAAACCGAAGCCACAAGAAGGGGAAGCAAGTGAGTCAATTAAATAAGTTTCTAGAAGTAGCCATAGCAGAACTCGGCTACATTGAAGGGCCAGCAGATAACCAAACGAAATACCAGAAGGCAAACCAAGCATGGTGCGGAGCATTCGTGAACTGGGTAGCAAAGCAAGCCGGCGTCAAGATTCCAAACTGCGTGTACACGCCAGCAGGAGCGACAGGCTTCATGGACAAGAAGGCCTGGACATTGGCAGAAGTAGCAGATCCACAGCCAGGGGATATCGCCTTCTTTGATTTCCCAGGAGATGCACTTGATCGCATTTCACACGTTGGAATCGTAATCAAAAATAACGGCAACGGAACAGTCACCACAATCGAAGGCAACACAGCCTCAGATAAGAAGGGCGACCAGCGCAACGGCGGCGAAGTCTGCAAGAAGGTGCGTGCATTTAAGAAGAAGAATCGCGGCAAGGTTCAACCATCGCTGCCAGTCTTTATCGTAGGATTTGGCCGCCCTAAATTTAAGGAGATAACAAATGGATAAGAAGAAGCTCGAAGCGATGGCGATGACATATCTGCGAGCAGGAGCAGCAGCAGTCGCAGCCCTTTACATGGCAGATCCAAACCGCCCACTCAAGGAATACCTTGCAGCAGGAATCGCAGCAGTCGCCGGCCCACTCTTGAAGGCCATCGATCCAAAGGCGATCGAATTCGGACGCGGAGCAAAGTAGTCGATGAATCGGGGGGAAATTCTTCAAGAAGCAGCTCGACTCACAGCCAAAGATCGCCAGAAGATATACGGCGATCCAAGAACCAACCACTGCCGTATTGCAGACTTATGGACGATATATCTTGAGCACGAAGTAACACCGCAGCAGGCAGCGATCTGCATGGCGCTAGTCAAAGTCGCCCGATTGATGGAAACAGAAACCCTAGACTCCTTCGTAGATTTAGCGGCCTACGCCTGCATTGCTGGCGAGATTGCGACATGGCACGAATGAAAGAGATGATCATCCTCGTACCAACCAGAGGACGCCCACGCAACGCAGTGGAACTATTGGCAGAGCACGACAAACTTTCCACACATTCGGACATCATCTTCGTCATTGACGCAAACGATCCAGAGCACGATGCCTACGAATACGAAGTAGGCGCAGACAAGTGCATGACGATCGAGAACGAAACCCGGGGCATGGCATACCCAATCAACAAGGCAGCGAGCGCCATCGTAAAGAAGGGCGAATATAAATACTTCGCCTTCCTCGGCGATGACCACCGCCCACGCACCGCCGGGTGGGATTCACTTCTTATCCAGGCGATGCAGAAGCGACCGTCGATGGCCTACGGCAAC